TCAATTGCAACAGATGCCGCAGTACCCCATCCAGGCACTGTAGATGCAGCACCAGATAAGAACTCCATAGCAGCACCAGCCATATCACCTTTGGCTGCTCTATCAACTGCAAAAGCAGTACCCAATACAAGACCAACTAAAGGAATCTTTTTAGCAAGAAGTTTACCACCACCTTTTGTTGCAATTTTTTCAAGACCTTCTTTAGCAACAGTCTTAGAAGCAGCTTCAAGACCTTCCTTAGTTACATTTTTTGCAGCACTTGTTACTCCCTTTTCAGCAAGATTTTGTGTTACTTTCTCAGTTGTTTCCTTTGTAACTACCTTACTGACACTTTTAGCAGTTGTGTTTCCAGTTACTTTTGTAGCATTTTTGCCAAAGAATCTTTTACCAATACCTTTAGCAAAGTTTCTAATATTCCTAATAGTATCAACGGCTTGGGCCCCGAATAACAAAGTACCCAAAAGACCAGGGCCAGGGACACTTCCGCCTCCTCCACTATCGGTTAAATTTCCACCACCAAGTTTAAGGTTCTTTAACCTGTTTAACTGTCTTTCGGTAATCTCTGGAGATCTATCCAACTTCTCCTTACCAGTTTCAAGGTAATTGGAGAGTTTCCTATACTCACCCTTAGATTCTCCTAAGGATTTTTTAGTTCTTTTAAAGAGAGATTCAACTACTCTTTGTTTTCTTACCAGCTTATTACCGATCTGAGACATAGTATTAAGATGTAGAGATTATATTATAATTTCCAATAGTACCCAACCTATAAAGGTTTGTTTCATCATAAGGCATTAAAAATGGAACATTATTCGCAGCAATAGAAGGTGCAGGAATGTTAGAAGGATCATTCTGAGAAAGATCACCTATAGGAAGGTTCATAAAATTAACCATCTGTTCAGTGTTTTCATTCATGGGGAATTGAGAAATCTCTTTAAAAGTATCATCCCAGTCTCGTGCAAGGGGTTTCTCAAGAAATCTTTGTATATCTGCTTCTGATAATTTAGCCCCTTCACCTACAGTTTGACCCTCACTAGTAGTTTGGTTTTGAATTTTTAGAAGATTCTCTTGATAAACTTTCAAACTATCAGAGGCAGTTCTAGATGTCTGATTATATTGAGGTGTCAAACTTGCCCACACACTACCCAACTTTTTCATATCAGCCTCAGTAAGAGGCTTATTAAGATCTACTCCCTTTTCCTTCGCAAGGAACATTATCAGTTTATTTTGATATTCCTTAGTAAACTTCTGTTTTGTGAAGTCTACATTGGGATCCATCCTTCTAGCATGATCTAAAAGGAAAGTAAACTGACCAGCACCAACTGCAGCAGATCTATCGGTAGTCCCATCCATATAAGTGAACTCGGATTGTGGATCATTCAAGAACTGTGTTTGGAGATCATCCACTTCCTGAAGAGTCTTTCCAGTAATATCACCATACTTCATCTCACCTCGAGCATCACCAAACCATCTACTATAACCACCTTCCCCGTCAGTTCCTTCTAACTGGGTAATAGTTTGAATTGCTGCTCTGGCATTATCTGTTTCAACTCCAGGCACGTCAGTAGTACCTCCCATCAAGCCACTAGTGGATGTTGATGTAGTATCACTAGCATTAGTGCCTGGAGGTTTTTTCTTCTTTTGTTGTCCCAAACCTTCAAGAAACTCTTGAAATTTCCTAACGGTTTGATTAAACATATTTCTCTCTTCTTCGGGAATACCAGTAACTTCTGCAATTTGTTCTACTTCAGATTTTGATACTGCATCATCCCCCTGTCCTGCATATGCAGCAGTACCCATACCTAAGGCGCCTAATGCGCCCAATCCCAATAATAGTTTTCCTTTCTTACCTTTCATAAAGTTTCCTGCGCCAGTTGGTACTTTTGTTAAGTTCTTTTTGGTTTTGTCTACAAGATTTTTAACACGTCTAAATTTTTTGAGTCCATAAAGACCACCACCTGCCAGAAGAGCAGTAAATAGTCCACCCAATAGACCGTTTCTTCCACCTAATTTCTTTCCTACGCCGCTAAGATCTCCAAGGAACTTGGATATGTATTCTCTGACCTTAGTGACTACACCTACAGTATCCTGTAGACTTTCGTTAATTCCTTCAAATCCTTTTGAAAATGCTGATAGAGAGGCAGGATCTGCCATTCCTCTCATATAGTCGGCAATATTACCGAAAGAGCTTAAAAGACCATCAAGTTGAGGCATCCTGACTTGGGAAGCCAGTGAACCTCTCTTAGATAGACTATCATCAACTTTTTGGTTGATTACCTTATTAATATTAACAGTATTCTCGTTTCCACCAAAATTTTGAGAGATATTTTGGATAGTGTTCCCTAAACCATTAGGTGCAGCCTTTACTCTACCTAATGCACCTCTAAGTTTAGTACCGAGAGTACCTTTACCACCAAAAAACTTGGACGCACCAATGAATCTGTTCCCAGAGCCAATACGTTTCGCTCTGGATCCTCTTCTTAATATTCGGCCAGGTTTAATAGTGCTTAGCTTCATTTGTTCAATGCCGCTCGTTGTTGGGCTTTGAGATTCTCATCTTCAATGTGCTGTTTAAGCAATCCAACGTAGATGTCCCTTTCCCAGGGAATCAAATTTTCAATCTCTGTCAGTGAGTATTTATGGAACTGCATGAGAGCGAAGTTGATTCTGTAGTATGCCTCCAGACTCATCTGAGACATAACTAAGCGAAAAAACTTGTTAGTCCCTCAAGCACAACAGTATTTTTCTTTTGGGTATTAGGATTCATTACTTCAATAGTATGGCTCAATTTAGGCATAGTCTCGAAGAATTCTTCAATTTGTTTGAATTGACTGGAAGTTAATCCCTCAATCCAAGTAACCAATTCCTTTTTAGTAAGATCCGAGCTAGACCAGGCATCTTCTTCAGTATAAATCTGATCGATACACGCTGCAATGACCTCAAAGGATTGTTCGACTTGGGATACGTCATCTCCATCTACTACAAAATTGTTCTTAACGAATTCATCCATAGAAGGATATTTCATTTGAATAGTAATATGATCATCAATTTGAATATCCTTTTTATGATCGGGGCTTTTTACAACCTTAATCTCATCAATAAAAACACTTACTGGAACTTGTGTCTCACCATCATCACCACATGTAATTACTAGTTCAACGGATTCAGATACAGATTTACCGCGAACATTGAGGAAAAGATACTCAATATCAAATGTAGGCAGTGTCTCGATCTTTATTCCTCTTGCAGTAACGCAAGATTTCAATACTTGTTTGATTGCGGTAGTAATTTGTTTTGGATCCTGACTCTCTAACGCTAAGATCAGAATTTTCTCTTCTTTTACTAGAAATGGTCTATACTTAACAGTCTTTCCAGAAGAAGGTAAAGTCAACTCATACGTTGGGGTTGAAATAGTTGGTAAAGGCATAATAATTCATATCAGCGGTTTATTTAGGTAGGCCAGTTAATCAGTGGTGAATTGAAATCTTTCAACGTTGTGTAATCAGTTGCTAGATTTAATGAGTCACCAAGGAAAAATGGCGATGGTGTTTTCCAATCCCATGGAGCTCTTCCATCCATAGGATTTGTACTAGCAGAAGCAAGTTCACCAGAGGATCCAGCGGCATTATCTTGATGAACTAGAGGTTCACTAGTACCACTTTCGGGGAAATTAACCATAACGTATCTATCATACTTAAAGTCAACTGTCACCTTAGTAACTGTAGCTTCATCATATGATAATGCAATAGAATTGATGTTAACTGGGAAAGCATTCAAGAATATAAACATAATTCTTGAACTATAATCCCTTTCAAATTTAGTAACAGCAATTTCTCTTCTATATTCTACAGGATATCTGTGCCTATGGAAAGCGGTATTGTCTCTTAAACTAGCATATCCAGTAGGACTTGCACCTGTAACCTTTCCCTTTAAAGGATCATTAATAGGATTAATGAAATTCATCCACTCTTGAAGCAATTTCAATACCTTATAATCAGATGACACATAAAATGTCATACTAAGATCCGCATATATTTTTCTAACAGGGAAGAATTCTTCAATACCCTGTCTACTTCCAAGTTCAGTAAATGTTTCTACACTTGTGCCAGGAAGCATAGTTTCAGCACAAAGAAAATCATACCTCTGTGGTTCATCACTAGTAAATACTCCCGAACTAGTCAACCACTCTGATAAAGGATCTACATTAGTTCCTCTCTTAACATTAGCTAAGTTCAGATTTACTTTATAATGATTACTTGTAGAAGGAGATCCCAGATAATTTTGGAAATTCCTTTCAGCGTTCCCATCACTATCAATATCGATCTTATAAGGCATACCAGATGCCTCTAATCTTCTTTGATTGGCACTATTACCTGTAGTCATGCGAACTAAATACTACGATCCTTTATACTATGTATATGTCCTACAAGGGAAAATATAGACCAGAACACCCAAGGAAATATAAAGGCGATCCTACTAATATTATTTATAGGTCACTTTGGGAGCGAAAATTCATGAGGTATTGTGACCTCAATGAAAGTATATACCAATGGCAATCAGAAGAATTTGCTATTCCATATAAATCTCCTCTTGACCATAGGTATCATAGGTATTTTCCAGACTTCTTTATTAAATACATTGACTCTACTGGAAAAAGGAGAATAATGGTTGTTGAGATAAAACCAGCAAAAGAATGTAAAATGCCTCCTAAAAATCCCAAGAAAAAAACGAAATCGTGGGTCAGAAGTATTGAAACATGGGCAATAAACCAAGCAAAATGGAAAGCTGCAGAAGAGTTTTGTGCGGATCGTAATTATGAATTCAAAATTATGACCGAGAAGGAACTAGGAATCAAATGATTGCAGACGAAGTAACAAAACTAGCAGGAAAAAAGAACAGAAGTGGTGATTGGTATATCAATGCTTTACAAGATGCTTTGTCTGGAGTACAGGATCCTGATATTAGTACCAGTGATACTGGATGGGTTGAAGTAGGTAGTTTAGTATTTTTCTCTTATGGTGCAAAATTTCCCGAAAAATATGAATATTGGGACTTACAACCATTAGCATTTGTGCTGGATTTTTACAAAGATGGATTTTTAGGAGCTAATCTCCATTACGTTAATCCTGATTATAGGGACGCAGTTGCAAAAAGCCTGATAAATAGTGGAAGAGGGGCGAGTGTACCCAAAAATTCTTTGCACAAATATCTGTATTCTGGGGTTGGTAACCTATATAAAGTTCCAGATGATGAAGATTGGGCGAGTATTTCGTTATTACCCACAGAACGTTTTATTGACAGACGTGGGAAAAAATATCCCAAATATAGAGCCTGGAAGTAATGTCATTAGGTTTCCAAACTGTAGAACTAGATCCACCAATTACACAGACCATCAACGGTCAGGTAATTGCGTATGATCTACAGTATGATGTTAAAAACAAGCAAGTTCGTGTAATTGAAACTGGCACAAATAAGGCAAATCCAGATGTCATCTATTCTGATGGTAACTGGACTAAGGATAATAGATTGATTGAATTAACAGATCTTCAGAAAAAACAAATTCACGAAGATATCCAAATAGCGGTTAGAAACGATCACGAAGCTAGGACAGGTAAAAGCAGCGAAAAAGGTTTACCTGCATGGGCCAAAAGAGATAGACAGGGACTGTATGCATCAGACCCTTCTAATACACCATTATCAACTAATGGTGAACCAATATCATATAATCAGAGAACAGGGACATCAAATATTTTCCAAAAGGGCTGGGATCTGGTTGGTGCTGTTTGGGATCCAATGGCAACTATTGAAAAAGATGACGTTACTAGTTATGTAACCGCCAATGAAAGAAACGCATCTACAACACCTTTGATGTATCCCATCGATATGTCGAATCTCCAAGATAAGATGGTGATTCAGTGTTACACATATAGACCACCAACAGCACAATCATTCTTATCTGGAAGTAAAGAAGGAGAGGACAATAGAGGAAAACTTCTTACTTCAGGAATGAAAAGACAGTCTCCTTTAAAGTACAAAGTGGGTGGAGGTATTATCCTCCCAATGCCCAATGTAGTAAAAGATGCATCTACAGTTTCTTGGGAGGCAGACAAACTGAATAATCTTGCCGCTGCTGCAGCAGGTCTAGTATCACAAAACTTCTTACCATATGCAGTATTGGGTGGTGGACTGGGTGGAAAGGGTCTGATGTCTGGGCCTGGACAACTTGCAATGCAGTTGAAACTACTAGCTGAAAGTGGTCAAGGAGGCGGTCTGAGTGCGATGTCCTCCAGTATGATCAGTGGTGTCTTGAACAAGTTAGGATTCGATGTAAGTCCAGAGACCATCCTCTCAAGAGGTGCTGGTGTTGTTCCCAACTCAAACATGGAACTTATGTTCCGTGGACCACAAATGAGACAATTCAGTTATAACTTTCAATTAACTGCAAGAAGTCCAGAAGAAGCAAAAGTTATCAGAAACATAATTAGACACCTCAAAGAAATGTCTGCGGCTAAAAAGAATCCTGGCGCAGGCGGTGTTGCAGAAGCAGGAGATCCTTCATTTTTCTTAGGAACACCTAATATATGGACTATTAGGTATGTTACAGCAAACTACAGAGATATTCCTGGCGTAAATATAATTAAACCTTCAGCTTTAATGAGACTTGAAACTGACTACACTCCACATGGTAGTTGGCAGGCATTTGATAAAGGTCAACCAGTTTCGTATAAAATCCAAATGGACTTTGGCGAACTGGAACCAGTATACAACACAGATTACAATCGTCATGTTGCTGGAGACCGTGTTGCTAATTTTGATGATGCAGGAAACCAGACAAATAAGGGAGACCTTAGAAAAGTATCAAACGACATGATCGGTTACTAAAATGTCAAACAGAAGTTATTTCCGCTATTTTCCAAATATTGATTATGTCTCTAGAGCTTTAGAGAGAAGTTCTAATGACGAATTTATTACTGTAAAAAATATCTTTAAACGAGTAAGACTTAGAGAAGATATTGCATCAGTAGCAACATCATATGAATATTACACAATTCCTGGCAATTTTCGTCCAGATCAAGTTGCTGATCGTTACTACGATGATCCAAATCTAGATTGGGTTGTTCTGATCACAAATAATATCCAAAATATCCATGAAGATTGGCCCATGGATAATCTGACTTTTAGAAAATACTTATTAGACAAATATAAGACAGAAGAAGCTATTGAAGAAGTACACCATTACGAAACAAGTGCTTTCAAAGATGGATATGTAAGAACAGTGATTCCTGATGGATTAATAGTTGATTCTGACTTTAATACATCTATGTTAGATCAAAGGTTGCAACAAGAAGTCAAATATAACGAGAATATCAATCTAACAACAGAAGGCATTGTAGATGCAAATGGAACAGTAACTGATGCCAATGGAAATGTTGTAGTAGGAAAGGCAATCACTCCTATTACTAATTATAAGTATGAATTTGATCGAAATGAAATGAAGAAAAATATTATCATCCTTAAACCCGAATACTTAGGCGTATTCCTTGATGATATGAAGAAAATCATGAAATATGCTCCATCTTCACAATTTGTCAATAGAAAACTTAAACAGAGTTATAACCCAAGACTAACTGGAATCTAATCGACCCTAGGCACAAAAAAAAGCCCAGAATTTTTTTCCGAGCTTTTTTGAAATTAAAAGTTGATTTTAGCCTTACTCTTCAGCAAGTTTTTGGAAGTAACTCATCGCATCATCCTCATCTTCATCCGTAATGTCAGCAGACTTTGGAGTTGCAGATGCACGAGAAGCAATAGTCGCTAGTTCTTCTTCAAGACCACGATCATTGTCCTCTTCAACTTCTTCCTGTACAGGTTTACGAAGTTGTTGTTTGTTACCAAGAACAGCATCAAGACGCTTCTTGAGATCTTCGTATGACTTGAACTGATCTGCAGCAGTAAATGCATTCAGATCATGCAAGTTGTTGTAGATCTCTTCAAGTTGATTATCATCATCAAGAAGTGCAGAAGGTTTGGCAAACTCAGAAGAGTCATAGTTCCAGAACCCAGCAACGTTTTTGATCTTCAGTTTGAAGTTTGCACCCTGCCAAAAATCAAATGGGTTGATAGGATCCTCATCCTCAAACTCAGGTTGCATTGCTGCAGTGATCTTATCAAAGATCTTCTTACCAAACTTGTAGAGGAAGGTTTTACCTTCATTCTCAGGATTAGCAGAGTCCTTCACAACATAGATGTTGGAATAGTAAGACAGTTTGCGTTTCTGTTTACGAGCAACCTCTTTGTCTGCATCCAACCCACTGTTCCAAAGAACACGATTGTGTTCAGAGACAGGATCCTGTTTACCCAGAGTGGTAAGGGAATTCTCAATGTACCATCCGCCAGGACCTTGGAAAGCGTGACTCCACAGTTGTGCCCATGGAAGATCACATCCCTCAGGTGCAGGGAGGAATCGAATAACTGCATAACCGTTTCCTGCTTTATCTACCGCAGGTTTCCAGAAACGTTCGTCGGCACTACCACCTTTCTCATTAAGTTTCTCCACCTTCTTCATCAGTTTATCGGTGAGAGAACCAGCCTTAGATTGTTTCTTCAGATTAGCAAAAGACATTTGTATTTTCTCCGTATTTGTTCGTATTGTGTGTATTGAACTTGTTTATTATACTGTCAATCCTCCTCGTCGTCAACCTCATCCCATGAATTAGGGTCGTCAAGTCTCTCTTCAAGACTATCCAACACCTTGGTGAGGCCATCAAAAAATGACTCGATAGGTTGATCCTCTTTCAAACCAAGGAACTTGGCAGATTCCACAATCTGCTCTTTCATTTCCATCGCCTTGGGATCATCCGACAGTTTAAGGCGTGTGTAAAAGAGTTTTTGTTTTTCTAGGAGAGATCTCATTAGATCGAGATGATGTTGTCGATCCTCTTCTGTCAAAGATGCAGGATGCTTAAACATTGCTTTCTGCATCTCGTCTTGTATTTCGTTTAACTCGGTTACAGCGGCACGAACCACTGGTGAATTGAAAAACTTACTCAAACCACACTCTCCCGTAGAATCTTTTTATATCCTTGGATGTCAATATTTAGGAAGGGTTTATACTTCCTAATTTTGAAACTGACGGTTTCCCACACTGGGTCAATCAGCATAGAATCAAAGTTCTTGGCATATCCAAGGATCATATCCAATAGTACCATAGTTTCAATAGAAATGGCATTCTTCAGATGTGTTTTTAACACTTCTGGATGTTTACCATTCTTACTTGAAAATAAAGAATCAAAGTCCTTATTTGCAAGAAAAATAGACGCCTCTGTTCCAAACATGGACGGAAGCGTCTTCATTTTATCTGACCACTCTTTATATCTTTTATCACCATTGTCTATAATCTGACCGATCCACACTGTACGGGGATCCTCCGCCTGACTAAAACTGGCAGTAAAATAATCTAAAATTTCTTGATCGGATTTCTTTCTTGACATTCTTTCAAAGAAATACCGATCTTTTCTTTTCTTAAAAGTGGATTCGTTTGCTCTAGTCTTACCTTTATACTTGAAGAAGTCATAACTCTCTTTAGTAAAATGATTTTTGTAAGAGAGATATGTTTTATACACATCAAAAGGTTTCATTCATCCTCTTCATCAATCTCAAAAGATCCTTTAAAATCAGGGAATTGTTTTTCCAAATTATATTCCGTAACGATGCCAAACAATCTGTCGCGAAGAAGTTTCAAGTATTCTTGTTCCATACGAGGTCTTCTAGGATATCCAGGCCATAATTCTAGGTATCCTTGAACGATACCTAGTAAGGCCTTGACCTCCCAAATTCCCATTCGCATTTCCATTCTCCAACCATCATCTTCCTCGGGAAATTCTTCTGGAAAATGATTGAACAGGTCGTCTTGGTATCCCATGGGTTACAGGGGTAATTTTGCTTTCGACGTTCTCTTTAAGAAGTTTAGTTCCATTGCTTCGCTCTTGAGTTTTTCCTTTAAAGGCTTTGAAATAAGTTTAGACACAGAATCTAACTCAATATTATTTTCCTCGCAATAACTTACGATTGCCTCAATGTAATTTAACTCAGAGTTGAGTACAAGATTTTCTATGTCTTGACTAAATTTGCCTTGGCACAAAAACTTCTCTTTGAGTAGGTCATTTACTTCTTTATCCATACTCTCCGAGTTTGTGAGTGACGAATTCTTTAATGTACCTGGTAAGAAGTTTAATATAGTCACCTTTGTTTTTCTTTTCATAAACAACACAGTCTCCGTTTTCTGCCACCATAATAGTGACGATTTTTTTGACAATTTCACCTGTCATTTCATAGTACATACAAGCGTATGCAGTTTCTTGAACAAAGTATTGTTCAATCCACTTCTCAGGTTTAATCTTCTTTGAAGTCTTAAAGTCGATCACTGCGAGTTCACCGTTGTACTCAGCAATGCAATCTACTCGTCCTGCAATTCCAAAGTAGTCACTATAAAGTGACTTCTCAAGTGCATGTATATTATTTATGTTGTTCAAAGAATCCTTTGCCGCGACGAACAATGCCATCGTGGAGGGAAGTGGGTTCGACTTTTTAACATCTTCATTGAGAAGATATTTTTCTACCAGATCATGAAACTTAGTTCCTCTTGTAGTTGAAATTCTAGAAACACGATTTGCTTCCTCTTCTCCCACTCGAGCTCTCCAATCTTGGAAAACTTTTCTATTATAGAAACTAGTGATGGAAGTAATGGAAGGCATCGGCTTCCCAGAGGGAGTCGTGTAGTACCTAACACCATCGATAGTTTTGGCGTCTAGATCAAAGTCACCTAACTTATCTAGATGTGTAAAATTCATAAAGAAAGAGCAAGTTTAGTAACCAGATAGTTCCTTACAAGCCCAGAACGAACAATATCATCCAATCCAAATTCAATTACTCCGAAGTCTTCTTCCATGACTTCGACAATCTTTTTGAAATCTATGATTCCATCTTTCTCGGCTGATTTAGTAAGGTCAGTCTGAGTGGCATCACCGCAGAAAATAATTTTGCAGTTATCACCAACTCTTGTAATTATACTATCTAATTCATGAAAGTTCAAGTTTTGCATTTCATCTACTAATACAATGCAATTATCCAATGTAGTACCACGGATAAAAGATGTACTCCAGAATGAAATAGTTTCTTGAGTTTTTAAATTACCGTATAACATTTCGAAATCAGCATCTGTTGCCATCTCGAACATATACTTCACCATATTTTTATATGGTATTTGATACAAGGCAGCCTTGTCATCATGGTCGCCAGGAAGGAACCCAATCTCTCTAGTAGAAACTAGAGAACGAACAATATAAAGTTTCTCGTAAGGAGTATCATCATTAAGTACATCTTGCAATGCCTTATACAGACTGATAAAAGTTTTACCTGTACCAGCTGCACCATAAGCAAAGATGTTTTTACCTGAGTCATAATGATCAAAAAGAACTTTCTGATTATCAGTCAGAGGTTCAATGTCAACCAACATATCACTGTTGATTGGTTTCTTACGACGCATTTGTTTTGCTGTCATTCCCACACCGATGGGATCGTCAGTTTTTCTTTTCCTTCTTGGCATAGTTAACGTGATAGTTTGTTCATTCGACCTCGGATACCTGCAGATTTCTCAGCTTTTTTGAGAACCTGATTCCAACTCGGGTGTGACTTAGACATCTTGTCTCTCCACTCACCCACTTCCCCCACGCCTGGGGTATTTTCTGGTGTGAAGTAACGTTCCCAGTCTGGGTTATCAATTTTCCACTGATCCCATTCATGAATACTCATCTTCACTTCTTTGGTCTCACCAGTTTCTTTATGCTTTACAGGATATGTTGCCATCAAACCCACTCCAATGCTTCAGCAACTGTAGGGAACTGTTCGCAAAAGATTGCCTTGCATGACTCAGCGATCTTCATGTGTTCCTTCTGTGTTCCATGTGCGGAACGTAATTCTATATAGTGGATCCATGAACGACATGATCCCGTCATGTAGATTTTTGTTGGCGTGCATAATGGCAATACCATTCGAGCACACTCCTTAGCAACGCCTGCTCCAAGCATCTGTTCATACAATGCCTCTGCACTACTGAAGAGAGTCTTCATTTGACGTTGTAGTTTGTCAACTAACTCATCATCCAAATCATCAATACTATTCTGTCTATTCTTATCATCTTGGCGACGAAGTTCAGGTAGAGGAATCTCACCTAACTTTGTACTCTCTGCATACCGTTGAGAAAATTCTTGGAAGCAGAACGAGCGATGGCGTAGCACTTGAGCCGCTATCGCTCTGGTAGTCTCGATCTCCAGAGTCATCGTAGACTGTTCAAACACAGACCAATGATTATGTTTGATGCAATACTTCAACAGTCCTGCATACTTTTCATTTTCCTGATTGTCTGGATTGCTGACTCTGGCAATGTATGCCATGGTCTGCTCCGCATCGGGAGTAACACTAACTAATTTTGCACTCATAATTAATCTGGATAACCGTCATCGTCGTCTCTGCCTTCATATCTAAATCCAAAGTCAGATTCTTTTCGTAGGTATGCTTCTGTATCAGCATACACTTCTGTTTTAATCTCCTCTAGCAAAACTTCGAGGTTTTTGATTAGGAGTTTGAGTTTGTCTCTCTTCATTGTGGTACACCTTCAAAAATGTTGAAGTTAAAGTTGATGACTACTCGTCTGTTTGTATCAGTACAAGTAACACCAGCATGTTCTAAATTAGAATCAAAGACTACAAGTCTATTTGATTTACTATCTATTCTAGTACCATCACGGAAAATTGTATAGCCATTATTTGTATTCATGTACAAAATGGCAGTAATACAATTAGGAAAATCTGTATGAAAGTCATTGTGTTGAGGTTCTTCCGTTCTAACAGTAAGGTTTGCCTTACATCTAGTCACAGAAGAAGCATTCAATCCTTTGAACACAGGTTGAACCAGAGACCAATACTGACTTCTAGGTTCATACTCCTGATAAAAACAATGAGTGAATTGATATTTGCCATCATCAGGCAATACAATCCCCTCATTATAGTTCCATGGGAAATGCATTCCCATGATTTGTTCTTCTAAAATGTTAAAGTCCTTTTGATCAAGGAACCCATCAAGTATCTGAGTTTTCATACGTTGGCGGGTTGTACTTCAAAAATTCCCAAAAGGTTAGTTTCATTTCCTTTAGGGTCATTCCACAATGATCTGCCGCGTTAGGTAGATTCATCTTTGCGTAGAAGAGGGACTCGTTAGCCTCCTGTACGTTCTGTGGTGTTGTCTTCACTTTTGGTTTGACTCTCTGGTCCATAATCTTTAAGGATTTTAGAAATAGTATTCTCAGTGCCATCCATACTACGAATCTCGAAGAGGCTGGACTTCATATACTTCTTTAGTTTCTTGTAAGTCTTGTTCAATTTTTTCATCTGTTCGATGTCAATCTTGGCACCGACTTTCAAATTTTTGTCTTCAGTCATTTTTTCTTAGACTTTTTCTCAGAATTACCCCACAGTTTAGGGTTGACTCTACCATTTGATTGAGTCATGTTTAATACTTTACCATACTTATCGTAGTAGTAATCAAAAATCTCAACCATTTTACTACTAATTGCCAAATCAAACCGTTTCTTACCCTCAGCTTCGTATTCAACTAGGTAAGCAGTGTATGGCAGAGATCTATCTTCTGCCATTTTTGCTTCGCAATTTTCGTGTAAGATTTTCAACTTCTTCCTCCCCATTGGATATCTGGATATGCCTCAGAGACAATCTCCCTCTTGATAGCGTATGTACTCTCAAGGTTCTTGTCTTTAACCAAACAAAGGATCTTTGCCTCTTCAGGATGCAAAGACTCAAGCATGTTGATGAACATAGTCTCTCGTTTAATTTTATTGAGAGCATCGTTTCCGCCTTTAACAAAATTGTAAAGACGTTTCCACTCATTCCTCAAGGTGGATCGTTGTGGAACCCCTCTTACAGGGTCAGGAGCAGCTTCCTCAGTCAAGGGTTGGTATGGTACATCCCCTGCAGGAATCATTGAGACAACTGTCTCATCATAGTTCCAGATGAACAGAGCTTTTAGAAAGTCTCCTCCATGTTGTTGGAGAATCTGAATCTTCTTAGCTTTAGTTCTCTCTTGAACAACAGCCCCAAGAATTTCATGGACCAAAGAGTTTGGTCGCAGTTCAATCTTTTGAACTTTGATAGTCTTTGGTCCCGTTTTTTTCTTAGTTGTCGTAGACGTGGATCTAGGTTTCCGCGTCGTCGATCTCTTCGTAGTCGTCATAATTGTTTTCAAACCTCACGGCTAAAATTTCATCAGGAATAACATTACCATTTACGTCAAACATCTCAGGATGGAGGGCGGGTGTTGCGGTGTAAAACTGATGTTGTTGATACAACCAACCAATTATACCACCAATCAATAAGAACATCACACTGAGCATGACAAAAATTGCAACTAATGTAATTTCCATGTCCTTTTCCTCCCACGGGCGTTACTTCTTTTTTATATCAAAGGAAATCTGTATAAAAAAATGAATCTCTCGGTGGAAAAGAGAGATTAACTTTCCGAAATGGACTTCCCAAGTCTTCTTTTCTGTCTTTTTTTCGGAATGGCCTCCTGAAAGCATAAGATCCACACCTCTATTTATGTGGAGATCCCCATCGTTTTTCATGTTAGAATACGATGTTCCTTCAAGTATTCTATCGTCTCTTGGCAATCCCCGATGTGTTTTCCATCCATCTCCACTTGTGGGAACTGGATTTTGCCAGGAAACTTAGCAGTAAATTCTTCTGCCGTAAAATCATCATCAAGAACTAGGTAATCAAAATCTTTTCCAAGTAGTTCGAGAACCATGATAATTTTTCTACAAAGTCCGCATTTATCTTTACCCCAAATAGTAAACATAAAACCTCCTATTCTTTATCTCTGTTTTTAAAAAGGTCTTCCATATTATCAAACATCTTATCCAATTGAATAAGTTGTTCGATGTTTGCAATCATTTTAGAAATAGTCACGGCTACATGAGGATCTTCATGTCTTGCAGCAAAAGCTAATGCATTACGCAGATTTGATTCTGCATCTTTTAATGATTGTTCTACAGATTCAGAGAGTGCCATTGATTGAGTCCCAGTCTTTTTGAAAACGTTCCAGTCCATTATCTGTCAAGATATGATTAAACATCTTATCAAAAACACCGACTGGTAGTGTACATACTTCCGAACCTGCAGCAAAACAACGTCCTACATGATGAACATCACGGAGAGATGCGGATAGAATATTTGTACGAACCATATGCTCACGATAAACTTGAGCAATAGTTTGCACTAAGGAAACACCAGAGAAAGAATTGTCATTCAGTCTTCCAACAAAGGGAGACACATAAGTTGCATCTGCTTTTGCAGCAAGAATGGCCTGTGATGCAGAGAATACTAGAGTAACATTAGTAGTGAATCCTTCACCTCTCAGTGCCTTACATGCTTTAAGTCCTTCGACTGTGCAAGGTACTTTGATAGTAACGTTCTTCATCTCTTTGAATACCTGTGCCTGATCGATCATGTCAGGTGCAGTATCAGCAACAACCTCAGCAGAGATAGACTCAAAATGAGGGAACTCCTCAGAGATCTCTCTGATCGTCTCTACGGGGTCTTTACCAGCCTTAAGGATAAGAGTTGGATTTGTAGTCACACCGTCTACAAGACCCGTGGCGTTTCCCCTACGGATCTCTTCGATATCGGCAGTGTCAAGAAAGATTCTCATTGGTCATCATCTCCATCTAATCTGTGTTTCTTTCGAATTTTTTTAAGTTGTTTTAGTTCTTCTTTGATTTGTTGATATGCAACTTCCACTTCTATCTTATTCGCAATCTCCATAGCACATACCATAGAAACCTTGTCTCCGAAACGGGCAAGAGCCCGTTCGAAGTCATTATCATGCGAGTAGAATGGAACCATAGTTATTTTTTAATAGTATCAAGGAAAAGGAAATTGGGGTGTTCAGCCTTGTATTTTTCAACTTCTTTCAGATCTTTTAGAAAGATTGAAACTGTGGGCTGATGCTCTTTAAAACAATAACGCAATTGGATAAAATCTTGTTGAGCCATTTTGGTTCTCCCAATGATAGTGGCATTATATCCCCTTATATAGGGTAAGTCAACTAAAGTTTTCCTCCTACAGTTCCATCATACGACGAAGCTGTTTCTGGGAATCCGTGTTTGACCCCATGTAGGTGGAATACAGTTCCATCGTAACAAGCCCCCTTCGTAAGTGCGGTGATGATTCCCTTACCTTCCTTGTCATAGCTAGTCCAAAGTCCAAATCGCGTCTCCTTGAGTTCGAATAATCCTGTTCCATGGTCATACCATTGTCCTTCTTTAATTAAGTGGTTGTAAGGGTGTTCTTCAATCGTTGAACTCTTCGTTTCTTCGTTCATCTAAGTACCTGATTATTTCGTCTCTCCATTCCATAAGTTCATTAAAGCATTCCTGATTATGTGAACACTGACGTAGTTCATGATCAGGTTTTAATACACTTTCATAAAAAAGACCGAGAGCATCTCGGCGTTTCTCATGTTTAATAGAATCCATTAGGTTTCTCCTCTGTGTTTAGATTGTCTTTCATTAACTCTACAGCATCCCACTGCTTAGCCATTTCATCTGTCAGATACAGAACTCTTTTCTCATGAATCTGATCTCTCTCCAACAAATAGCCAATGGTATCAGACAATCGTTGCCTATTACCTTCCTTATCAATGAGAAAGATACTATAAGTATTTTGAAATTTTTTCTCAAGTCTAAATTTAATGTACACGAAGAGTACAAAATTCAGGAGGATTACAAATAAGTAAATCATTTAACCTTGGAGAGGTCTTCAAATGTTAACATGTCAGGATCTCTTTGTCCAGCGGGAACAAACTTATATTCGTTATTCCATTTGAACGACGTGTTATTTAATTCATGTTTGACAACCTCTGCTACTGCTTCTGGTTCGTTCTCTAATTTTGCAAGAACCTGAGCAAGAAGTAATTTAACCTCATGTATCTCAGCATGGATGTCTTGATGGTGAAACCTCAGTGATTTTTCAATCAATTTCTGAATTTTTTTCTTCATAACAGTGAGCATTCTCAATATTTATAGGTCACTTAAGACACTAATCAGAAACAACATTACTCCGAAACCTAAGAAGTAGGCAAGGATAATGAGGAAACTTATCTCAGTGGGCAGTGCCGTTTCCATCGTAGTCATCAGAGTCATAGTAATTATTCTCTCCTTTTAAAAACCCAAAGGTAAGAGTCGTTACAACAAAGGGTACGGAAATCCACATTAGAAAGTGTGCAAAGGTCATGGGTTTGATGGGTCTAATCCTAGTTCAATAAGGTAATCTACCCACCACTGTGGGTTCTTTTGTTGTCTCCACTGAGGCACTGGGACTCCTTTCTCAACCACATAGTATTGATGAAGGCTATCCTCGATAATCTGTGCGATCTCCATACTCCTCTTCCTCCTCATCAACATCTGCATACGGGTTGTCCACATAGGGTCCTCGTTTTCGAAGGGGTTCTTTTCGAACATAGGCAGTTTCTTCATTGACGGCAGATAACCATACAGCAACTTTCATCACTATGTAAATGACAGCGATTGGCGAAAGACACGCCAATAGTATGAGGTTTTGTCTCATGTGTAGTAATTTCCTGCAAGGACTACTCTCCCTTTAGATGTGTTAGGTGGGACAGCATGTTTGTAATCGGATGAAAATATAACACACATACCAGTAGCAGTTTCAATGGTTCTATCTTCAAAGACCAGTGGGGATGACCCGTCTGGAACCCTAACATAATACACGAAAGAATACGAACATGGGGTATGTGTATGGGGATCCGCATAATCCCCCTCATTGTATATAGCTGCCCACAATTCTGTGCCTGTGGGATTTATCTCAAATGTGGTAGTATCTAATACCCAATCACTTAATTCTCTAAAAATTTTAGGAAAAGTATCGAATCCAGTATGTTTTTCTACTACTAAACTACTTTCCTCAGGGGTTGCATCAGGCAACCAATCAATAAACTTCAGTAGTTTATCATTAATAGTATCTGCATCTGGATGATACAGTACCTCTAAACATGGGCGTTTTCCAATCCCCATACAATAAAATATGCAATGGTAGCAAAAATAATAACAGCATTAATAATAGTAGACATTGTTCTAACCTCCGTTAGCGACGAACTACAGCTACTCCATCATCATCATCGTCATCATCATCATCGTCTTCATATGTAGAGGGTTCTTCCCAAAGAGACTCTCTCTTCTGTCGAACTCTCTCCTGTAATGCTTCATAAGGATCCTTCTTAAAAGGATCATCATCATCTAACTCGGGTAACTCAGGCTTAGGGCCATCAAAAGTAATACCCATTAGAACACCAGTTCCTTTAACCTCTTCCATCTCTGGATGAGATTTAACTTTTGGGTTTTGTCTGTACCCATCAGTTTCATTGACTATCCTCATAGCCTGCCACATGAATGACAATGCAAACAAAGCTAATCCAAGCCATGCTATCATAAACATGTATTGTGGGATGTCATTCATAAGTCAAACACTAGGTCTGTAAGTATTGACAATGGGAGCAATTTGTTCTTTAACTTTGTCAACAATGTCTTGGATGACATTGACATCAATACCAAGAAAAGGTGGTATCATTCCCATTACTCTGAAAAAACCTTCAGCAAACAGAGCAAGGAAAATCAACCCCAAAACCATACTAAGAAGCGATGCGTTCCGATTATGTTGACGGATCGCAGCTTCAATCTTTCGGTCACATTCTTCTTCTGTGACGTAATGTGGGGGCTTAATTTCCTCCATTCTGTGAGACATACACCTTAGTAAGGTTATTTAGCACACCCATTATACAAAAAAAGGGTTGCCAAAGCAACCCCGAACACATTTATTTGGATTTCAACAAGTAATCCTCCAGTTTTGTATACCAAACGACTTTAAATTAACCCACTTGGCATAATGTACACCACGATAGGTCAAAAACGCGAAGGTTCTATCTGGATCGTGTTTATCTGGGTCAAAAGCTGGAAGATCATATTCGAAACCGATGTTGATCTTCAGCATGACTCCTTCTACCCCTTACTAAATGCGTGTAGTAAGCGGACTTCACCATAGAGTAATAAAAGGAATGCTACAGATCCTAGGGATACGCTCCCGACGACTGTTAGTGCTTCCATTGGTCTTAGCTCTGTGATGCGAACTTACGGTCTACTTTAATACCACGATACATAAGTTCGTGATTACGGTTTTGCTCTTGCTCAGCAAGAACTTTTGCCTTGTAGCCCTCTGCGTCGTACTTGACGCCTCTATAAGTAATTACGGTCATTGTGACTCTCCTAAAGTAATTGGATTTTTAGGCCCGTTCCTTTAGTCGTTTGCGTCCCAGTTGCACTCAGGCGATGCTTCTTGAATAACTTCAATAACTTCTGTCCTGATTGATTGACTCACGTTATCGTTTGCATTGATACGACTGATCATGTCAGAAGCATCAGCACAATTCAAATTAACATAGAGTAAAAATTCAAACATGGGATGAACGCTCCGTTCCGCGACTTACTTGCGTCCAAATGACCAAGGTTTGCAGTTCTGTTCTGGAACTTTAGTATAGAAGTAATCAATAAGATACTCCTTAGCGTCAGGTGTGTGATACTGATCACTCAATATCTCCAACCTTGCTTCGTTCCACTCGTCACAAGACATTTCCCAATGATATGAGTCATGTGCTGCTAGAAGTGTTAACAGTAGTGCTAAACTATGCATTTGGATGAACGACAGTCCTACTATAGGACTCATACCTTATTTAGTCAAGTTAGTTTGGAAACCGTAACAAACGATACCGAAAATATTATCACAGCGATACCATTTTATTATTTCTTAAGTTTCTTATAGACAAAATTATTGCGGGTCAAGATCATTCCTGCCCGCTTCGTCTCGATATAATTCGAGAAGTTTGCTGTATTCTGTTTTTGCCATTCAATGATGCACTTCTCTTTAAAAGGATCATAGAACCATTGACGTGAGTACCATGTACGCCAGTCTTCATGTGACTTGTCTCGGTTACATTCGGCACACGCACAAACAAGATTTTTAGTTTCGTCAGTGCCACCGTGGAAACGTGGAACCACATGATCTAGAGTAAGGGATTCTCTTGATCCACAATATGCACACTTGTAGTTGAAAGATTCTTTAATCTGGTCCTTCCATATTCGTCTAGCTTCTCCTGGGGAACATGTGTGAAGATTATAAAGATAATCTTCAGGTGAGCTGAAAACTTCCATGCAATGCTGCAAAGGACAAAATTATTTAGACTAATTTGTTTTCTTTGAGATACCTTACAGTCTCGGTGCAACCACCTATAAGCTCTTCGCCCAACTTGACTTTGGGGAAAGTGGACTCAATTCCGAACATTTCATAAAATTCTACAATGGTATAATCCGTACCCAATTTGTAAAGAACAAATGGTTGTTCGGATAATTCCAAAACTCTTTGTACCTTAGTACAATATGGACATCCATCTTTGCTGTAGACTGTAAAGTAGTTCATTGTAAATCAATAGGTTGTAGATCAGATTCAGATAGAATTTTTTGTTCTGGAAGTTGTAAGTCAGGTTCCAGTTCAACATGAGCCACGTCTACAGTTTGTGGTGGATGTGGCAAAAGAATTTTAGCATAGACTGCATCGGGATAGATGTTTAATATACACTCAACATCTTTGAGTGTTCCACAATGCCGTTTCTTTCCGTTCGATAAAGTCATTTCATAATAGTGTGGCATCTCTGACCGCACAATTTGATTTGACCTCTCTTTACTTAGAGTCATTAGTTTCTGGAGCGTAGGATGTATTGAAACTAACTACAGTTCTATTTCCAATTTCAGTATCGGTTTTATGTTCTAACCAACTTGGGAATAGAATCAAAAGTCCTTGAGATGGCCATACGGTATTGAAACCAAAGGCATGTTGACTCTCAGCACCAGGCCTATAGAGTTCATTCATCTTGTAGGGTAACAAGGGACTTTTGAATAAGAGTGGAGCAACATCCTGTCCATTTAAACAAGGATATAAAGCTCCACTAATAGCACTTCCCTCATGACGATGAAGTTCCAAACGTCCACCTGGCGGAGTGATATTAAACCAACTCTCTACGATATCAACTGCATGAGTACCCAATCGATGACAATAATCATTGACACATTTCATTAATTCTGATCGTAGGTCAACCAAATTAGGATGACCTAGAAGATCAGCGACTGGACTGAATGTACTTTCACCACCAGAAACCAAATGGAATTGTCCTCTTTCAGTTTCTTCAATAATTTTTATTAGTGGCTTGAAATCATAATATTCAAGATCATATACAGAGACAGGAGTTGGAAACAAATCCAACTCTGCCTTTCTCAATTCTTCAGACATTATTTAAAACCTTTTTGTTTCTTGGGTTTATCTAGTACCTCGACATGAGATAACCAAATACCTTTCTCAAACCATGCTGATTGAACTTGCATGTAATCATCTGTCACGAAAGATTCACCAGATTTGGATACAACTTTGTATTCGTGACGATCATAAGGTTCGTGGGAACTCTGAGTGAAATAACGAGGATCACTACGTTTAATTAGATTCATCAATTTACATGAATAGTACCAGTCATGCCAGCACCTTGGTGAGGAGCGCAGAAGAACTCATAGTCTCCTGCTTCATTGAATGTGATGTCCTGTGACTCACCAGGCGAGAACATAAGTGCCTCTCTAGAAAGGTCAGCACGACCTTCAACAATAATGTTGTGTGGAGGTAACATACCATTCACAAAGTGAACGGTATCTCCTGCGTTAATTGTAACATCGTTAGGTTCGAAAATCAAGTTTCCATTTGAACCCATTGTAATATCGACAGCCCATGCAGGAAGGGCGAAAAACATTGTAGCAAGTAATGCGAAAAAGAACTTCATATGGAGTTACTAACTACAACTATGTAGTCGTAGACTGAGGTCTAGGGTTTAATGTTGTGTTGGAAAGAACAATAAACTTATCCTTCTTCCATGTTCCCCCAGTTTTAACTTCAATATCACCAGCTTCCCAACCGAGTTCGGTGATGGTGTCTGAAATTTCTTTAATGAGACTACAGGGGATGTGAGTGATCTCTTCTGAGAGAACATTCTCTTCGGGTTCTAAGTTTCCAATCATAGTAAGATGCAGATTAATGGTACTATTATAGTCATATTTGCAAGAAAAAACCCCCCGACATAGGTCAGAGGGTTAGGTTCGTGATTATTCACAGATATTATATCAACCGATGCTAGGAGCTGTAAGTGCAACAGGCACAGACTCAGCAGCAGCAAGGTCAAGAGGGAAGTTGTGAGCATTACGCTCGTGCATAACTTCCATTCCAAGTCCTGCTCTGTTAAGGATGTCTGCCCAAGTAGGAATCACTTTACCACCAGCGTCTACGACAGACTGGTTGAAGTTGAATCCGTTAAGGTTGAATGCCATAGTTGACACACCCATTGCAGTGAACCAGATGCAAACAACTGGCCATGCAGCAAGGAAGAAGTGAAGTGAACGAGAGTTGTTGAACGAAGCATACTGGAAGATCAAGCGACCGAAGTAGCCGTGTGCAGCAACGATGTTGTAAGTCTCTTCTTCTTGTCCGAACTTATAACCGTAGTTCTGACTCTCTGTTTCAGTTGTCTCGCGGACGAGTGAGGAAGTAACAAGACTTCCGTGCATAGCAGAGAAAAGAGATCCACCGAATACCCCAGCAACACCGAGCATGTGGAACGGATGCATAAGGATATTGTGCTCTGCTTGGAACACAAACATATAGTTAAAAGTACCAGAGATACCAAGAGGCATAGCATCAGAGAAACTCCCTTGACCGAAAGGATAAACTAGGAATACAGCGAATGCAGCAGATACAGGAGCACTGTAAGCAACGCAGATCCATGGGCGCATACCCAAACGGTATGAAAGTTCCCACTGGCGACCACAGTATGCGGTGATACCAATAAGGAAGTGGAAAACTACAAGTTGGAAAGGACCACCATTATACAACCACTCATCTAGAGTAGCAGCTTCCCAGATGGGATAAAAGTGCAGACCAATTGCGTTTGAACTAGGAACAACAGCACCAGAAATAATGTTGTTTCCGTATAGAAGTGAACCAGCGACGGGTTCACGGATGCCATCGATGTCCACGGGAGGAGCAGCGATGAAGGCAACAATGAAGCATGTAGCAGCAGCGAGAAGGCAAGGAATCATCAGAACACCAAACCAACCAACGTAGATTCTGTTGTCTGTTGATGTTACCCACTCACAAAACTCAGGCCAGCCTTGAAGTAGACCGCCCTGTTTGCGTGTTAAAGTTGTCATTTGAAAAAAGGGTTAAGTAGAAGTGCAGGGGACACTGAATTAAATATTCCTTCACCACCCTCAGGCGAAGGTATTAGAGACGTAATTTAGACTCCCTAGAGGTCTCGGTTTACAGGGAGTAGTATATCGTTACGTTTCGCAACGTTTCGATTTATTTATAATACAACGGTTCGGTTTTCCTGTCAACACTGGCAGGAGGAGTATTTTTACCTAAAAAAAACCCCCGAAGTTCGGGGGTAGTTAAGCTTATGATCTTTCAGTCATCGGTTTATTGGTCGGTTGGGGAGGATAGAATCGACCTGCACACACGTTTGCATGTGCTTTGTTCTTCGTCACACTCAATTAGACAGTCGAAATAATCGTTGATCTTATCGAATTCGTCCTGGGCATCGGAGACATATGATGGTTCAAAATGATTCCATTCTGCTAATTGGTTATACGAAAGTAAGTTGTGCATAAATTACCTCCACATTATGCATGGTGTTTAGGATCATGATGAAGATGAGTTTCATTTCATGGGCCTATTCTCAATTCTACCACTACTTATAAGAGCAATGTGTGAATATTACAACAAATAATGGTATATTTAACAACAATTATTCTTTGGTAATATTTTTTCAACATGTGCTAATTCTGGAAGATGTTCAAAGTATCCAAAGTCAAACACGGCATCGAGTTCCCAGATAAACATTGGGTGAGCGATGGGAGATGTAGTCCAAGGGTCATCCAT